TGGTCTGTCTTTGAACAGGCTCATATGACGTTAGAGATTGAGACAACTAGAGGTCTAGCTGCTCAGATATTACGTCATAGGTCTTTCACATTTCAAGAATTTAGTCAAAGGTATGCTAACACCAACTACCTTGCTACGAATATACCTTTACCTGAGTTGAGAAGACAGGACGATAAGAATCGACAGAATAGTATTGACGACTTACCTCAGAAACAGATAAAGGATCTTCATAAGATTATAGACAAATATTTTGCTGAAGGGTTGGATATATACAACGAACTTATACGAGAAGGGATAGCAAAGGAGTGTGCTAGATTTGTACTACCCCTTGCTACACCTACAAAGTTGTATATGACAGGTAGTTGCCGTTCTTGGATCCACTATATAGATTTAAGGTCGGCACATGGGACACAAAAAGAACATATGATCATCGCTGAAGAGTGTAGATCTGTATTTGTTCAACAGTTCCCAATTGTCGCACAAGCCCTTGATTGGATTTAATTATGCCCACCTATGCCGTAAAAAACCTAGAGACTGGTGAGAAGAAAGAGTTCACCATGACTATGCAAGAGTATTCCGATTGGAGGGATGCTAACCCTGATTGGGATAAAGATTGGCAAGCTGGAGCTGCTGATGTAGTCTCTGGAGTAGGAGACTTTCAGGATAAACTTCCTGATGGTTTTAAAGATCGACTTCGCAATGTTAAGAAACATCACCCTTACGCACGATTCGAGGCACCTTAGCCTATGACAGTTACTAAAGTCAAGAAGAAACCAAGCATGGTCGGTTTGACCAGGAGACAAATGAAAAGAAAACCCATAGGAACCCAACATCTAGTACCAGTAAAACCTCTTACTCCAAGTCAAGAGAAGGTATTTGATGCCTATGCAAAGGACAAGAATCTTTTCATGTATGGATCTGCTGGAACGGGAAAAACGTTCATAGCAATACACCTCGCTCTAAAGGAGATACTTGATGAAAAGTCACCTTATGATAAACTGTATATTGTAAGGTCTTTAGTACCTACAAGAGAAATTGGTTTCCTGCCAGGAGACCATGAAGACAAATCTGAACTATATCAGATACCATATCAGAATATGGTAAGATATATGTTTGAGATGCCAGACGATGCGTCCTTTGACATGTTGTATGGCAACCTAAAAGCACAGAAGACAATATCTTTCTGGAGTACCTCATTTATACGTGGTACTACTCTTGACAATGCTATTGTGTTAGTGGATGAGTGTCAAAACTTGAATTTCCACGAATTAGATAGTATAATAACAAGACTTGGTGTTAACACCAAAATCATGTTCGCTGGTGATATTAATCAGACTGACCTAACCCGTACCAATGAAAGGAACGGTATATTAGAGTTCATGAAGATTATTGAAAACATGAGTGAATTCGCCTCTATAGAGTTCGGTATCGATGATATCATCCGATCTGGACTTGTGAAATCTTACCTTATATCAAAGCATAATCTTGGACTTCAAGCACCTTAACGAACATACTTTTACTGAAATAAAAGCTAGTACAACGGTTAACGGAAGGAAGTACGCTGTCGGTGACGACGTGTGGTACCCTTCCGTTACTACTGTAATAGGAGAGATGAAGAAGAAGTCCATCATGGACTGGCGTAGGAGAGTAGGAGAGGAGGAAGCAAATAAAATCAGCAAACGTGCTACTACTCGTGGTAACAAGTGCCATAAGTTAGCAGAAGAGTATTTACTCAATAAGAGTCTTAGTAAGTATAAGGATGATGTCTTGTCCCTAGGGATGTTTCATCAAATCAAGCCTTATATCGACAAGATAAATAATATACACGCACTTGAAGCACCCTTATATTCTCATACGTTGAAGCTCGCTGGTAGAGTAGACTGTATAGCAGAGTATGAAGGTGAGCTTGCGATCATAGATTTTAAGACATCAACTAAGACAAAACGTGAAGAGTGGATACAAGACTACTTTTCACAAGAGACAGCGTATGCTATAATGTTTCAAGAACTAACTGGCCAAAAGGTCAAGAAGTTGGTAACAATCATCGCTGTTGAGACTGGTACTCCTCAGATCTTTGTTGTTCGTGACAAATTAAAGTACGTTCACAAACTAAAAGAGTACATTGACTACTATAGGAGTGTTCATGGCGACTGGTAAAAAAGTAAATGATGTCCTTGAGGAGAATTTTATGACTGCTGCTAAGTTTTCATTAGAAATAGAGAACATAGTAAAGGATGGAGAACTCAATTATATTGAGTCCATTGTCATGTTCTGCGAGGAGAGGAATATTGAAATTGAGAACGTTAATAAACTTATTAACAAACCTCTTAAAGAAAAAGTTAAGTATGAGGCACAGAAATTAAACTATATCAAGAAAGGAAGTCGAGGTTTCCTTGCCCTATGAATGGGCTAGAAGCATATCGCATGTACCTCGGAATGAGGAACCATTTCAAATCAAAGACTTACGATTTCGTCAGAAGTCCTTACGGCAAAGCAAAACAAGAGACTTACGACAAGAGAAAGGACAAATATTTTTTCGTGAAATTATCACGCAAATATGATGAAGAACAATTGACTAACTTCTATCTTGCTAATTTTGTAGCAGATAATTGTGAGTGGATTGGTGCTATGAGTGCCAAAGGTGAGAAGAACTATCAGGAATATATAAAAAAGATTCAGTCACTATCATATGTCTTTAAGACAGATGCTCAGGTGATGAAGGAGTCATGTGATGACTTTGAAGAGTTATTTGAAGGAAAACCACATCCAACCTTGATAAAATTGTGGATGGGTGGTAAGATATCATTAGAGTCCGTGGTTATCATGGATAAGCTATTTGGTTTTGTGGAGAAGGTTACTGCTACCGATCCAGTGTGGGAAACTGCTAGAACCAAGATAACTAAGTATGAGCCACTTCTCAAAGTGGACACCAATAAGCACAAAGAGGTATTAAAGGGGTTATTCTTATGAAGTTCTTCGAGTCCGATGTAGTACAGGACGAGTTAAAGCGTATGCAGGCACTCTATGTGGATATCAACCGCATGGGGATCATTCTTACAGTTGACCAAAAGGTACAACAACTCGTTAAACTACTTGAACTCATAGACATTCAGCAGACAATGTTCATGCGTGTTACTCTATCTGAGGATAATCAAGCAAAACGTATTCTTGAACAGGTACGTCAAGCAGCATCCTTGTTGGGTATGAAGCCTGAACATGTTAACCCTCAGTTCTATGAGAACCTCAAGGACCAAGTGAACAAGATGATTAAAGATCTGGAGCAATCTAAATGATGGTTTTCAATTTGATGGCTATTGCTGCTATACTAGCAGTAGTCTGGTTTGTTATAGTTTTTTTAAGTGATCCGAACGCATGAAAGATTTATGGAATGGTTATAAGAGAGCTCTTTATGAGACCTTCCCCGACCTAGAATATAACCACACATGGGGTGAATGGGAAGGTAAAGGAACTAATCTGACAGCTCAGATCTGGACAGGTCCACACTTTATTAAATCTAGAGCAGTTGACATCTGGTCAGACAAGACCAATATTTACAACAATATAATCTACCCTAAGACAGGTCACAACCTGCCTTGTTTTGGTATGGATTTGATGGGGTTCTCAGCGAAGAAGGTTATCATTGTATTTGATTTCCAGCACCCTGTAGAGAATTTACTCTTTGAGGTTGCTGGTTTACCTGAGGGTAAGGGTGACTATAGGTTCTTTGAGCCTGGCAACCACTTCTCTAAGAACATCTATATCGCATACTGTAAACCCGAAGAGGTTGATGAGCATTTGCCCATGTTCAAGGAGTACTTGACAAAGTACCAGAGTATGATAGAATTTACTCAACCGACTGAAGTCGATACAACCGTCTATAAGGATTTCGATACTTATATGACCAAGTTAGATCCAGTCGGTGCATACCTCAAGGGTAAGTTCGGTGAGGAGAAAGCAGAGTCATTGGTACATGATTTTCTATTCTGTTACAAATGATCGCTAATTATGTCATGAGGGTATACCCTCATTATAAAGGTGTAAATCCTCTTCTCTTCGATCAGATCCAGAAGTACGCATGTCTTGATGTAAAGGGATGTGGTATGAGAACCGAATTCCAGACTGGTTTCCAAGACGAGGGACCAGGTAGGATAGGAGGTGAACCATTATCCCAGTTGTTTGGATGGATCGAGGACCAATTGCCCCAGTTGGCATGGACTCTAGGTAAGTGGAGTAACTCTGCTTTCAATCAAGATCCTTATCCACATCGTTATGCTATTGCGGATTATTGGGGTATGGTTTATAATAGAGGAGGTGGCTCTCAACGACACAACCACTACCCTTGGCCACTATCATTTACATACTATGTGAATGTTCCTAAGGGATCCTCATGCTTGATGCTTGAGGGCGAGGAGGTAGCGGTATCTGACGGGAG